TTCTTTTGGCGACTCAAGTGATGCGGCATATGACTACACACAGATTAAGAAGCAGTTTGCTGAACCTCGTACTCCAGAAGAAGCGGCAGAACAGAAAATTTCTAAGATAGCAATGACATTTGATGATATGGCTGATAGAGTCAAAGTAGACACAATACTAGATAAGAAAGGTAAAAAGAAAGGTCACGACTTAGCGGCTGAAGTATCTTTTTTCTTAAATGATATTGCTAATGCGATTCGTTCAAATCCAAGAGCAATTGCTAAAGATGATATGCAAGTTGCAGGTCACTTACTTAAGATGTCTAAGATGTCAGTAGAAAAAATTGAACCAAAAACAGCAGATGAAAGAATTAATGAATCACTTGAAGAAGCATTTTCAAAATATATGATTTTCTAGTTGACATTCATAGTCAACCTATGCTATAATAAAGAAGAGTGTTAAAACTCTTCTTTTTTTATGGGCAATAACCGCTACATTTGGGGTTAAAAAACTTTCAAAAAGACGCATTTACCACTTGACTTTTGTAAAAAAGATAAGTATAATAGTATCATGTTAGAAGAAATGTGATACATTTAGACTAATATAAAACTAATAGTAATAAAACAACTAATAAAGGCTAATATAGGAGAACACCATGGCTACACTAGCAGAAATCCGTGCGAAATTACTCGCACAAGACAGCAAAGCATCAGACAATGCATCCTCAAACAGAGGGTCAGATGCTGTATACCCTTTCTGGAATATGGACAATGACAATACAGCAGTATTGCGTTTCCTACCAGACTCAGACCCAACAAACACATTCTTTTGGAAAGAACGACAAGTTATCAAACTTCCGTTCCCAGGTGTTAAAGGCGGCGATGAATCAAAAAAAGTAATCGTTCAAGTACCTTGCGTTGAAATGTGGGGCGAGTCTTGCCCAATTCACGCAGAAATTCGTCCTTGGTTTAAAGACCCAGCAATGGAAGACTTAGGTCGTACATACTGGAAAAAACGTTCATACGTTTTTCAAGGTTTGGTTGTAACTGACCCAATTGGTGGTGAGCAACCTGAAAATCCAATCCGTAGATTTATCATTGGACCACAAATCTTCAAGTTATTGAAGGCGGCTCTAATGGATCCAGACATGGATAATCTACCAACGGAATATGAACAAGGTACTGATTTCCGTCTAACTAAAACAACAAAAGGTCAATATGCTGACTATTCAACTTCATCGTGGTCTCGTAAAGAGCGTTCACTAAATGAAGAAGAACGTCAATCGGTTGAAACTCATGGTCTTTACGACTTGAATGAGTTTATGCCTAAACGTCCAACTGAGGATGACATGCGAATTATTACAGAGATGTTTGAAGCATCTGTTGATGGTGAATTGTATGACCCAACTCGTTGGGGACAGCACTATAAACCTTATGGGTTAGATGTTCCTGCAGGAACTTCTGTACCAACTCCAACACCTTCTGCTCCAAAAGTAGAAGAAGTTAAGGCAGTTGCTCCAGTTGAAACTGTTACAGAAGCATCAACACCGACTCCAGCACCAGCACCAGTTGAAACGACTGATGCATCTGGAAATGCGGCAGATATCTTAGCAATGATTCGTAGTAGAAAAACAGACTAAGAACCAATATTGAGTGGGGGGAGAGTTCTTCTCCCCTTACTCTTTTATATCACATAAGGAGAAATATATGGCACGAGCCTTTGATGCGAGTAAGTTTCGCAAAAATATAACAAAATCTGTTCCTGGTATGAGTGTTGGTTTTAGAGACCCAGATACTTGGGTATCAACAGGAAATTACACATTAAATAAACTTATCAGTAACGACTTCCATAAGGGAATTCCACTTGGTAAAGTAACAGTCTTTGCAGGTGAAAGTGGTGCAGGTAAATCATTTATCGCCGCTGGTAATATCGTAAAAAATGCACAAGACCAAGGAATTTTTGTAGTACTAATCGACAGTGAAAACGCACTAGACGAAACGTGGTTACACGCACTAGATGTAGATACTACACCAGAAAAACTATTAAAATTAAACGTAGCAATGATTGACGATGTTGCTAAAATCATTTCAGACTTTATGAAAGGTTATAAAGAAGACCACGCAGATAGACCAGACGAAGACCGTCCTAAGGTTTTATTTGTTATTGATAGTCTAGGAATGATGATGACCCCAACTGATGTTGACCAATTTAACAAGGGTGACATGAAAGGTGATATGGGTCGTAAGCCAAAAGCGTTGGCATCGTTAGTACGTAACAGTGTGAATATGTTTGGTGACTATAACGTAGGTTTAGTTGCTACAAATCATACTTATGCATCACAAGATATGTTTGACCCAGACGATAAGATATCAGGTGGTCAAGGGTTTATCTATGCTAGTTCTATTGTAGTAGCAATGCGTAAACTTAAACTAAAAGTAGATGCAGATGGTAATAAAACTTCACAAGTACATGGTATTAGAGCGGCTTGTAAAGTAATGAAAACACGATACTCAAAACCATTTGAAAGTGTACAAGTTGAGATTCCATACGAAACTGGTATGAGTCCTTATAGCGGTCTAGTTGAGTTTTTTGAAGCGAAAGGTTTGCTTGTTAAACAAGGAAATCGATTGAAGTATATGGCTAAATCTGGCACAGAGATGATTGAATTTCGCAAGAATTGGTCAGATGAAAAACTTGATATTGTTATGAATGATTGGAACGAAGAGAACATTGATGCTGAAAAACACGAATTAGAATCAGTCGAAACTGTTGCCTCAGAAGAAGTATAAAATCAAGCAATCTGTATAAATAGATTGCTTATCATAACAAGAAAAAACTAAGAGGAGTCAACTTGGAATCAGAATCACTTTACGAATTGTGGGAAACTTTAGTGAACTATATTCCTGGCAAAGATAGAATAGAAGCCGGCGAAATGTTCATAAAGCAATGCGATGATTTAGGAATGAGTAGTGAAGATATAGAAATACTAATTGACGGCAACCCAATTCTTTTGGTTGCAATAGATAGATACTTTGAGGATGAAGAAGATGAAAATGATAATGACACCGATGATTGGGACTGATGAACTGGTATAGTAAAGTAGTAAAAGACTGGGGTGAAATTCCTAATTGTATTCAATACTTTGAAACAGAGTTAAAGGATGCAAGAAATGAAGTGAAGATAAAAGGTAATATTGAAAAAAATGCCACGTATCTTCCTGCTTACGTAGAACTTCGTTTTGGTCAATTACAAGAGATAGAGGCCATTTTAGAACATCTAAATATATCATTACGAAAGAAAAGAAGTTCGTATCTACGAAAATATTTAGAGAACTATAATAAAGTATTGAGCAGTAGAGATGCCGAAAAATATGCAGATGGCGAAGATGAAATTGTTGCAGTAGGTGAATTGATAAACCAAGTAGCACTCATCAGAAATCAGTATCTCGGAATAACAAAAGGGTTTGAAATTAAGCACTTTCAACTGTCCAACATAATTAAGTTACGTGTTGCGGGCATGGAAGATTCAGAGATTAACACATATTAGGGCAGAGGATAAAATGACCGGAATTCATATAGTTAAGCGAAACGGAGACAAAGAGGAATTAGACTTAGAGAAAATGCACAAAGTCGTTTTCGAAGCATGTAGTAATATCAATAATGTATCTGCTAGTGAAGTTGAATTAAAATCGCATATCCAGTTTTATAGTGGAATGACTAGTAGTGAGATACAAGAAACATTAATCAAAGCGGCAGCCGAATTAATCACAGAAGAAACACCAAACTATCAATGGGTAGCAGGTAATCTAATTAATTATCATATTAGAAAAGAAGTGTATGGTACTTTTGAACCATGTCACATTGCAGAGTTAGTCAACAAGAATTCTAAATCTGGTTTCTATGATAAAGCATTGTTAGAAGATTATTCAATAGAAGAATGGGAAAAGATTAACACTTTCATTAAACACGATAGAGATTTTGACATCACTTATGTTGGAATGGAACAGTTTCGTGGCAAATATCTTGTTCAAAATCGTGTAACTAAAGAAGTATTCGAAACTCCACAAATGGCATATATGCTAATTTCGGCAACATTGTTTAGTAACTATCCAAAAGAAGAACGACTAAAGTACGTAAAAGATTACTATGATGCGATTAGTACTTTTGACATCTCATTGCCAACGCCTGTTATGGCTGGTGTTCGTACACCACAACGACAATTCAGTAGTTGCGTATTAATTGAAACAGATGATAGTTTAGATAGTATTAATGCGACATCTAGTTCAATTGTTAAATATGTCTCTCAGAAAGCAGGAATTGGGGTTGGTGCGGGTAGTATCCGTGCTATAAACTCACCTATTCGTAATGGCGATGCATCACATACTGGTGTTATTCCATTCTATAAAATGTTTCAAGCGGCAGTTAAATCATGTTCACAAGGCGGTGTTCGTGGTGGAGCCGCAACATTATACTATCCTTGTTGGCATTTAGAAGTAGAAGATTTACTTGTATTAAAGAATAATAAAGGCACAGAAGACAATCGTGTTCGTCATATGGACTATGGAGTTCAATTCAATAAACTCATGTATGAACGTCTAATGACTGGTGGTAACATCACATTGTTCAGTCCACAAGATGTTCCTGGTTTGTATGAATCGTTCTTTAATGACCAAGATAAGTTCCGTGAACTGTATGAACAAGCAGAACGTAAGACATCTATTCGTAAGAAATCAGTGCCTGCAATTGACTTATTTTCATCATTTATGAATGAACGCAAGAACACAGGACGTATCTATTTGATGAATGTAGACCATGCGAATGACCATAGTTCTTTTGATACATCTGTAGCACCGATTAAACAATCAAATTTATGTTGTGAAATTACTCTTCCTACTAAGCCACTAACAAGTGTCCATGACGAAGAGGGCGAAATTGCTCTCTGTACACTCAGTGCCATCAATTGGGGAAATATTAAATCACCAGAAGATTTTAAAAAGCCATGCGAGTTAGCAGTGAGAGGACTTGATGCTCTATTGAGTTATCAAAATTATCCACTGATTGCAGCCGAGTTGGCAACAAATAATAGGAGACCTTTGGGTGTAGGTATTATTAATTTTGCGTATTGGTTGGCTAAAAATGATACGAATTATTCTGACCCTAACTTAGAGTTAGTTGACGAATGGGCAGAAGCATGGAGTTATTATCTGGTTAAAGCATCTAATGACTTAGCAAAAGAGATAGGTCCATGTCCTAAATCAGACGAAACAAAATACGGTCATGGGGTTGTGCCAATTGACACTCGTAAGAAAGAAGTTGATGAACTTGTTTCTCATAAAGAAAGAATGCCATGGGCATCTCTTAGAGAAGACCTTAAAGAATATGGAATTAGAAATTCTACACTAATGGCACTTATGCCTGCTGAAACATCAGCACAGATTTCAAATTCTACAAATGGCATCGAACCGCCACGTAGTCTTGTTAGTGTTAAACAATCAAAGCACGGAGTACTGAAACAAGTTGTTCCTGGTATTCACAAGTTAAAGAGTAAATATGAACTTCTATGGGACCAGAAAAGTCCAGAAGGTTATTTAAAGATTATGGCAGTATTACAAAAATATATTGACCAAGGTATCTCAGTGAACACAAGTTATAATCCAGTACATTTTGAAGATGAGAAGATTCCAATGTCAGTGATGCTACAGCATCTTATTATGTTTTACAAGTATGGTGGAAAACAACTATATTACTTTAATACATTTGATGGTCAAGGTGAACTAGATATAAATGCTCTTAATGATGAACCATTAGAGCCTGGATTAATAGATGATGAAGACTGTGAAGGTTGCACAATATAGGGGATATAAGATGACGGTTTTTAATTCGAAAAACAGACAAGACCATACTAAAGCAAAAGCATTTCTAGACCCATCGGGGGGAGTAACGATTCAACGATATGATATGTTAAAATATAAACAATTTGATAAACTTACTGATAAACAGTTGGGTTTCTTCTGGCGACCAGAAGAAGTTGATTGTAACAAAGATGCAAATGACTTTAAACTTCTCACAGAGAATGAAAGACATATCTTTACTAGTAATCTTAAAAGACAAATCATATTAGATAGTGT